AGTCCCTCATATTCACTTTCAGCTATTAGTGGCAGTTGATTCTGTAAATAGCATACTTGATATAAAAGACAATTATGGCCGTAAATGACAAAATCCGTGTAGCAGACTACAACACAATTAGAAACACTGTGAAAGATAATCTAAGCACAGGTGCCGGGCCGTTTGGCTACGGACAGGCATTGAACAGTTCTGCAGTCGCAGAAGGCACTACACTTACAGTAACGCACATCACCCAGCTGCGGAATGATATAATCAATGCATGGACCCATATTTTCGGCGCAGCACCTACCCCGGTGACAGTAGTAGAAGGCGGAACCGTTAAATTTAATTCGTCTACTGCTCCTATAGATTCATATACAGCCATTGCCAACACTATTAATTCAAATCGATTCACAGTGGCCGCGAGTCAGTCAGCTGTAAATATTCCGTCGGTACCTTCTACCACTACCTGGCCAGGAATATATGGTACTGATTGGACCAGCAAGATACAATGTACTGTAACTGCTACCTGGCCAGACGCTAATCAGGCAAGATACTTTTGGAATTCAGGCGGCCAGATTAGATTCACAGCCAGTCGCACCGGCGGTTCCGCTACAACTCAAAACACACAATGGACTTCTATACTAAGTTCGGCAGGCACACAGCAATTCGGTGGAAATAACCCTGGCACAGGTGTAAGCCCTAACGATGGTCAAAACTGGTACAGATGTACAAACAGTCGTCAACTATGGTATTCGTTGAGCGGTTCTAGTCCTTACGGTGCTAACACATATAAAATATTTGCTAGAACATTGGATGCTACAGCAGGTAGTAATTCCACGGGAACGGCTCGTCAAGGCGAATGGCATATAGAATTCATTGATAATTACGTAGATCCGGGAGTAGGAGTTCCCAGCCCTGGCGGTGTGCAAACACAAACAGCAGCAAACTTTCCTCCAGGTGATTCTGTAGACGGAACATTTACTGTATCAGTAAGTTTGTTATATGCTACAGGCATACTAGTACCATTGAGTCTAGGTAATTTTTCAGTTACACTTCCCATAGTGACGATCTCAGCTATCGCCCCATAATTTTTTCCTTGATTAGGTCAGCCACTAAATAAAGTGCGCAGATAATCAAGGAGAATGCATGCAGGATCAACTAAAACAAGCTCTAGAGTTTGCCAATTATAGGCAGACATTTTCGATCCAACGTAAAATTTTAAAAGAAAAAATCGCGGCCAAATTAACGCTAGGATATAATGGTGGACTGTTTCACATTGATAGAATACTGTTAACTTTCGTAGAGATGTTGTTGACCAAAGGTCGAACTAATGGAGTTGTATTGTTAGATCAAAATGATAATCCCATACTGATTGAGGATCTAGAAGTATTTAGAGATGAATGCTTGGATAGATATTTTGAAGCTACTAATGAATATTTTGAAAAAAATCAAAATCTTAAAAAAAGTAGATCAGTAGAAAAATTATTAGAAAAATGACCAAAGGTATACTGATCTACGCCCATAATAATCGCACTGTCGATTATGCATTAATGGCGATTATTTCCGGAGGATTGGCTAAAAAACATCTCGGGCAACCTGCGTCGTTGGTAACTGATCAACCCACCGTAGATTGGATGATAGAATCTAAGATATATGATCGTGCTCAACAGATTTTCGACCATATTTTCATAGTGGCTAGGCCCGAGTCGAACAATTCTAGAGGACTACACGACGGCACGGAACGTAGTGTGGTACAATTCATTAATGGTAATAGAAGTTCGGCCTATGATATTACTCCATATCACCGAACACTTTTGATTGACGCAGACTTTCTCATATTTTCTAATAGATTAGCAGAGTATTGGGAGGTTGACAGTGATGTTATGATCGGAGAATCTATCAATGATATCTATGACAATCAACGAATGGGATATCATGATCGATATGTTTCCGACGTAGGAGTTAAATTATATTGGGCTACTACAGTGATGTTTACAAAAAATACATATTCAAAAATGTTTTTTGATCTAGTACGTCATGTCAAAGACAACTATCAATATTATGCCGACACATTTAGATTCGATTCAAAACAATATAGAAACGATATTGCATTTAGTGTTGCTAGGCATATATTAGAAGGATTCGAACAATCTTTAATGGGATGTTTGCCTCCGATTCTAACATTACTAGACAGAGATATATTACACTCAGTGGACGCCAACAGACTAACCTTGCTGGTGTCTCCAAAATTAGATGCGTATTATTGTGCAGCTTCAATACAGGATATTGATATTCATGTAATGAATAAGCAAAGCATAGTAAGACACAGTGATAAATTATTGGAACTGATATGAAGTTTGGATATCTGTTAATAGTCGCAGAACATGAAACCATAGATTATCTAAAGTTGGCCTACGCACTAGCTCTGAGTATAAAAAATACTCAAAAACCCGGCTTTGATCAAATTGCTTTGGTAATAGATGATAAACAAAAACTTTCGAAACTGAACAGCAAGTGGGTGTTTGACCATGTTATAGAATGGAGTCAAGAGACATTCTGGAATGGCAGATCGTGGATGGATCAACTTACACCATTTGAATATACAGTATGCTTAGATGTAGATATGCTGTTTATGCGGGATTACAGTCATTGGGCGGAATATTTTATTGAACACAGCGAATTATATGTGGCCAATAAAACTTACACCTACAGAGGTGAAACTGTAATAGATCAACACTATCGCAAGGCTTTTATAAAGAACGATTTACCGAATCTTTATAGTCTTTACACCTTTTTTAAAAAAGACAGCGGGATATCTAGAGAATTTTTTTGTCTCGGAAGAGATATTATAAAAAATCCCGTAGAGTTCTCAAATGCTTTTTTGTCTAATCATAAGCCTCGAGTGCTGGGTACAGACGAGGCATTTGCATTGGCAGCTAAAATATTAGATATCACTGATGACATTGCGTACCCTTTAGAATTTCCGCGAGTAGTACATATGAAGTCTATGATACAGAATTGGCCATGGCCTTCTGACCGCTGGAGCGATCATGTTGGTTTTTATTTAAATCAAAAAGGCAAACTAAAAATAGGAAATTATCAACAGCATGACATTGTACATTATGTTGAAAAAGATAAAATTAATGATGAATTAATTAACATACTTGAGGAGATTATATGGAAGAAATAGAAGATTTCGATGACTGGTTCACAAATTTTAAATTACCGCCTGTAAAGTATATAGCAGTGTTTGACCCAGACACTGGCGCAGTAATCAGCGTAGGACCTAGTCATGTTTTTAAGGACCAAAAACACAAGATTTCAGTAGATAAAGAATTGGCAGAATCTATAATTAACGCAGAAATAAAAATTGACAATTGCGTAGTAGATATGAATTCTAACACATTGGAAGTGGCGGAGATAAAAAGTGTCTATAAAATCGATGATGTTTTACATAGAATTATTTCCAAGAAAGATTCTGAAATAAAAAAACCAGACATCTATATTAAGTATGACTCAAAACTCGCGGTCCTAAAAATTGAAATGTCTACTGAATTTGGTGGAACACGTAAAACTAGAGCCGGAATAAAAAAACGTAATTTTGTGTGGGCAGGCGACACTGAAATGCAATTTTTTATTACCGAATATAACGATCCGAACTTGCTCTTTGAAGTAGTTACTGTTACAATAAATGATCTTATAGGAAAGTATAAGCTGATCACAGATTTTAATTATCCTAAATTCAGTGTATATACTAGAAGATTATTTAAAAATTATGTAATTGAATACCGATGAAAATAGTTGAATTTGATATTATTTTTTTAAGCTACGACGAACCAAACGCTGAATTACATTATTCAGACTTATGTGTGAAAGCTCCTTGGGCAAAACGTGTGCATGGAATTAAAGGCAGTGATCATGCACATAAGGCAGCGGCTGAGTTATCATCGACTGATTGGTTTATTACTATTGATGCAGACAACATTGTAGATCCTAAATTTTTCGATTTGGATCTTGACATGACAGATTCTAAGATACAGGTATATGGATGGTGCGGTCGTAACAGCATCAACGGACTACGTTATGGTAATGGCGGAATAAAAATTTGGAATAAGAAATTTGTTCTAAATATGCGAACACACGAAAATGCAGTCAGCGATAGAGCTCAGGTTGATTTTTGTTGGGAAGATGGATATCGAAATTTTCCTCGAGTATATAGTGATAGTATCATCACTGGATCACCGTTCCAAGCATGGAGAGCAGGATTTCGCGAAGGTGTTAAGATGACATTACTAGATGGAGTGCGTGTGCCGCCCCAAGAAATCAAAGAACGTATCTGGTGGCATAACATCCACAGACTTCGCATGTGGTCATCTGTTGGCGCACACGAAGAAAATGGAAAATACGCTATCCTTGGAGCTCGTATGGGAACGTGGATGACTAACTGCACAGACTGGGATTATATTCAGGTACGAGATTTTGAAATCCTCAGAAATATCTACGAACAAAGTGTTAATCATGCATCTGTAGAAGAAGATGCAAAAGATCTGGGATTTAAAATTAAACATAGGTTGGGCTTAGATTGGCCTTGGCTAGATGCACAACAAAGCAGATACACCTTAGACCTATACGACGAAACAATAAATTTAGGGTTAACTTATTTTAAACAATAATGTACGATATTATTTTCATCAGTTACAACGAACCAAATGCGGATGCTAATTTTGCAAAACTAAAATCTAGATTTCCTAGGTCTCAACGAGTTCACAATGTCAAAGGCATACATCAAGCACACATCGCAGCTGCTAATAAATCTTTTACTAAAATGTTCTGGGTAGTAGACGGCGATGCAGAAATAGTCGACTCGTTTAATTTTGATTATGTGGTACCTAAGGAAGATGTTGAATGTGTGCATGTTTGGCGCAGCATAAATCCTATAAATGATTTACAATATGGGTATGGCGGAGTTAAACTATTACCAAAAACACTTACGCAGACTATGGATGTATCTAAACCAGATATGACCACCAGTATCAGTCAGTGGTTCAAGGCCATGCCAGAAATCAGTAATGTCACAGCATTTAACACCGATCCGTTCAATACCTGGAAATCAGCGTTCAGAGAATGTTGCAAATTAGCCAGCAGAACCATAGACCGTCAAGACGACATAGAAACACAACAGAGATTAGATGCATGGTGTAAATTTAATGACGGTGTGCCTTTTGGGTTCT